AGTTCACATACGCTGTATGGTGTAAAGAATTGTCCTGCACGATTGTTTGAGATTCCCAATGTCATGTATAGTTCTCCTAACAAATCTTGATTTGGATTTTTCTCCAACTCTAATACCAACATGGTAAACATCTGGCAAATAATTTTCTGCTCTTTCTTATTGTATGTTTTGATTGTTTTGATGTACTGTTCTTCCCTCTCCTGCCATACATCTTTGAATGGTTCATTGTCCTTTAATGGTCGCATGGCTGTGTTTGCAATCTCGATAGAATATAACAACATTAAGTCACTCCAGACAGTATATAAAGATTTTGCACCCGTCAACATATTAAATCCATTCATAAACCTCTGTTTGTAATTTCTGTTTTCATCTATCCCCTTAGCCATGCAATACAACCCTCCTTTGTTGTAAATACAGGGTATAGTGTTTTGTCCATTCCCCTATGTCCTGTATCAATATTTGCATTTTTAAACATGAAAAACTTTACTGTTTTGTCTATGTCTATTCCTTTGTCTGTGGTACACTTCTTAACCTCACAATGATATGTTATGCTGTTCTTATCTATGGTTGCTTTTACCACTTCTGCACGAAACACAATATTGTTCTTGTACCCTTCCCTTTTTGATGCAAACACTAGGAACACATCAGTTCCTATGTCTACCAAGAGGTAAGCCTTTTTCATCTCGTTTTGTTCTCCTTTCTGTGAGTTCACATTTTCCATACATGGTGCAGATTGCACAATCTTTGTACGCCGTTGTTCTTCCATACTTACATTTGTTTGTTTTGTTCTTATACATTCTTTGTCCTCACATTCCATGCAATCCAGATAGGTTACATATAACCCCATTGGTTTACAATACTTGCTCATGTTGTTTTCTCCTGTTCTGTCTATATAATAACATAAGGGTTGAACAAAGTCAACCCCTAAATGTAAATTATTCTAATCTTTCTTTTTTTCTTCCATAACACACATCACGCATCGGACATCCTTCTGCCATCTTACAATGATAACCTGTGCATTTGTTATGTCTTTTGACAAGTTTTCCTTTATCAATCAATCTGTGTTTGTAATACTGAATCTTTTCTAATCTTGCAACATAAGGTTTTATGCTATCATAATTGATGTCATAAATGTTCACTCGGAAATCTTGTGTGTTTTTATCTTCCTGTAAAACAATTCCCTTTTCCACTCCTGTTAAATACATATACAGGTTGTCCTGCTTCTTTCCACTCGGATGTTCGTTTCCCTTTTTGAACTGGAATGTGTTTACTGATTTTATTTCTACAACATATTTTACACCATCTATTTCACACATAATGTCTGGCGTATAGGATAAATCAAATTCTTCATTGAATCTGCTATAATCACAATCCAACGGTTCTGCATATCCTCCACGAATAAACAATCGTTGCCACTTCTCATGTATCGCATCCCCCTCTGTAAATATCCGCTTCAATCCAACTGGTACTTGCTCTCCCTGTGCTTGCTTGTAAAACAAACTCAACACCTGCTGTCTGTAACAAAACTTATCATCTGAAACAATAATAGCAGATGCATGAAGCCCTTTCCTTTCTGCTGTTTCCTGTCCCCTTGTCATAACTGATTTTAGGAACTGCAATTCCTTTGGTATGTTTTTATCCAGATAATGCAATGCATTAAGTTTGTGTTCTAGTTCTGCTTCTTGACTACTCTGTATCTTTGTTCTGTTTCCTTCGGCTTCTTTCTTGATTTCATCCATCAAACCCATGTGCCTGTTCTCCCTCCTGTTCTTGTTTTATTCTATCATATAAATGGAAATAATGCAAGCACTTTTGTAACCAGTGGTAACACAGAACCGTTTCTTTGCTTCTACCTTTGTTCTGGCATATACAAAGAAATTATGTTCTGTGTTATCATCTTCTGTCATTCTCATAAACTTTATACAATAAAAATGCATCAATCTTGTAACATTTCCTTGTACATCTTTTTATGTTCTTCCATGATTTCCTTGCGTACACTGTCAAGGTCTGCAAAATCTACGAAACCTCTGTCATAGAACAATGGTATCTCACATTCCCCTTTCGGATTGCATACCTTTGACTTTACAACCTTGCATTTCATTATCATGCCGATTGTTTCCTTGCTTGCACTATTATAAGGGTTGTGGTTCGGAATGTCAATATACCCTTTCCTTGCTACCTGTATTCTAAGGCTCGCACTATGTTTCAACTTGTGACCGCCCGGTGTTTGTATGTTATCCCCAAAAGGCAATGCGTTCATCTTATCCCGAATCTGGTTTATAAACACAACCGTTGTTCCTGTTTGTTCAATTACATCTTCAAGCGTAGGTAGGTATTTGTCCATGAGCCTTGCAACTCCACCTATCCGCATTTCTTGTTCACTATCTGTGTTCACTGCTTTTCTGATTTTGTCAATATCATCTTTCGGTTGCATGGATGGAACACTGTCTATCACAATCATTGGTATACCTTCCTCTGCAAAACGGATTGCTCTGTTAAAAGCCTTTTCTCCATACCTCGCTCTGTATACCAACATTTGTTTTGGTCTGTTTCCAAATAACTTTGCACGTTCTGCATCGAATGTACCTTCAATCGGTATGTCAAGGCACATTTCATGTTGTGCACAAAACTGATAAGCAAGTGTTGTTTTTCCTGCTGATTCTGCACCGAATATTTCTATTGTTCTTCCTTTTGGGATTCCTCCACCTATAATTGCATCAAGGTCTGGAAGTCCTGTACTCCAACGAGGAATGTTTAACACTCCATTTTTATTCCCCAGACTGTAAACAATTCCTTCTCCTTCCTTCTTTGAAATCTCGGAACACAATTTCATTATTGCTTCTTTATTCATTCCTTTTGTTTTAGTAGCCATTGTTTTGTTTCACCACCTATGCTAAATAATATCCTTTTTCTTGTATCATATTGTAATCTTCTTCCAAAAGTAAAATATGTTCTTGTTTCTTCATATTCCCATAACAGTTAATGTCACAAGTCAATTCATACATCTTTACTCCTTGAAAGTCTGTTTCTTGTTCCCTTGTAATGTTTGTTACATAATGTTCCAATAAGTTCATGTTCTGTTACCTCCCCAACAAACTACTGTTATACTTTACCACTCTGGAAAGATATCTGCGCTTGTTGAACTCTAACGCACCTTGTTCTTTCAGAATGCTAATCACTCTCGTTGTTACTGTTCTTCCCTTACACCTGTCATAGAAATCATCATAGTCTCGGAACACACCATGCTCACGCCGTTCATTTTCGATTGCTTGCGCCGCTTTCTCTCCTACCCCTTTAATGATACTAAGTCCTTGCTGAATCACATTCTCACCATCCATCATGCGCATAGACGTTTCCGCTGTGTAATTCACATGTGGTAACATCACAACAGCATTGTCTTTTACTGCAAACTGTGAATACTTATGTAAATCTGCTTCATTTCCTGCATACTTCATTTTCACATACCAGAACTCAGCAGGAAAATGAATCTTATACCACATCTGGTCTACACTGATAATTGTGTAACCTGTACTGTGTCCTTTGTTAAAACCATAGATAAGCATACTTGCCCAGATTTCTTTTGTTTGTTCTTTTGTCAACCCTTCACTTCTACAACCTTTGAAAAAATCCTTTTTCATCTGCTCAATAATAGGGATGTACTCTGGCTTGTTCTGATTCTCTGCTTTCTTCATAATCTTTAGCAAATCAAAACTTTGTTGCGGTGTCAGATGTCCTAACTTCTGTGCAACCTCAACGGTCTGTTCTTGGTACAACATTGTTCCGTATGTTTCCTTTGTATATTTGTAATACGGTGTATTCTTGTCTACATTTCCAGATAATTTGTTATATGCATATGTTTCATGCATCTTTAATTGTAACGGTGCTGGTCGGTTTAGTGCATTTACCGCAATCACATCTTCAATACAATCACACTGTATCATGTCCAAAATCTTTTTTGGTGCTGATTTTTCCATCTGAAATATACCGTCTGTTTTCCCATCTCGGAAACTATCATATATTTCTTGTTCTTCCCTATCCTCGTCTGTTACAATATGGTTTGTATGTTCTTCCAACTCTCGCAACTCTGACATTGTTTTAAGTCCTAACATATCGAACTTTGTACAATTGATATGTTCCAAATCATTAAGGTCATAACTACTGCTGAACATATCACCCTTACGAATCACCGCTGTATAATTCGATATATCAGAACCAACTACTGCCACACCTGCGGCATGTTTTCCTAAATATCGAATTTTCCCAAACAACTTGGAAAAGTGTTTCATAATGTTATCATACTGGCTGTTATACTCTTCTGTTCTTTCATCCTCCATGAGTAACTGCATATTCAATCTGCCATCCTCTTCATACTCTCGTATAAATCGTTTGATTTCTGCAACTACCTTTTTGTTTTGTTCCTTGTCGTACTCGTCTAATTCCTTTCCGCTTGTAGGCAATCCACATACCCCTGCAAGGTCATTCACAAGGTTGTCAATCTTATATTCCCCATAAGAACATATCTGTACTGCTTGCCCCTTATACTTATTCACAACATAGTCAATCACATCTTGTCGTCTGTCTGTTTCAAAATCAACATCTATGTCTGGTAACTTCTTTTTCTCCTTCCTCATAAATCGGCTAAAATCAAGTTTATACTTAATACTGTCAACATCCGTTATCCCGATTGCATACGCAACCAAACAATTGCAAGCAGAACCTCTCCCCGGTCCAACTGCCATGTTATGTTCTCTCGCCCAATTTACATAGTCTTGCACCATTAGAAAGTAATCATCAAACCCATGATAATGTATTACATCAAGTTCCTGTTTACATCTCTGTATGTACTGTTTTGTGTTCTTCCCTCGCTTCTTCAATCCTCTCTGTACCATCTTACGCAACACTGTTTCGCTTGATTCTCCATTTGTTTCAATCTTAGGCAGAACCAACTCACATTGCGAAAGTATATCTTCTTCCACGCTGTCCTGTAACTTCTTTAAGTTGTCAACGAACATTTCTGCAACCTTAAAGGCATCCTTAAACTTGTTCTTGTAGATTGTTGCAAATCGTTCTTCTATCTCATATTCGCTAGGCATATACCTTTCTGAATATGTGTTCTTTACATCAAGTGTTGTTTTCCCGATTTCGTGCATCTTACAATAGGTGTCAAAATCTTCCTTACTTCCAAAATGGCTGTCTGATGTTAGTATACACTTGATTTTCCGTTCCCTTGCTAACTTCATCAAAACATAATCTGTTTTCTGTTGTGTTCCCTTTTTGTCAATCTTGTATGGCTGAATCTCCACATACAGGTTGTTACCAAAAATATCCTTGAACTTGTCAAGCAACTTTCCTGCTGTTTCAACATTGCCATTTACAATCGCTTGGCTTGTTGCTGATGCAATACAAGCAGTAGAACATATCAACCCATCTGCATACTTCTCCAACAACCCAAAATCAGCAATTGGTTTGTAATAGAATTGTTTCACATTTGCTTCTGTCATAATGTGACACAAGTTTTCATATCCTGTTTTGTTTTGTGCAAACAAACACAAATGGTAAGACTTTCTCTGTGGATTCTTCTTGTTAAACTTTGGTTGGAAATACACTTCACAACCTAATATTGGTTTGATTCCAACCTCCTTACACGCCAACCAGTGTTGCACCAACCCTGTTATGTTCCCATGATTGCTCAACCCTAATGCTGTATATCCCAATTCCTTTGCCCTTCTCGCTAATTCAATTGGTTTTCCGAATCCATCAAAGAAAGAAATTTCGTCATGTCTGTGTAAATCAAAATAATTACCCACTTCTGTTGTTCTCCTTCCTTACTCCTTTATTATAACAAAAGGGCTGACATTTTGTCAACCCCTAACTGTTCTTGTTTGTTCTAATCTTCCCAATCATCGTCGGAATCTTCATCATCCCAATCGTCAGAATCTTCCTCGTCTGCTTCTTCCAAAAGGTCAATGTAATATTCTTTTGTTTTCTTTGGTTTGCACTCAATGTCTCTGTCCTTACACAACTGGAACAACTCTTTTGCTGTCATACTCTCGTAATCCTGTTCTTCCTCTTCATCATCCCAGTCATCATTGTCGTCCTCTGGTTCGTTCACCTTTCCTTTTAGCGGCTTATTGTTTGACTTTGCACCCTTCTTTTTGTTTCTCTTCGGTGTTTCGTCCTCGTCCTCAAAATCTTCGGAATTGTCCGCAGGATAAGCCTTGTCAATACATTTCAACATTGCCTGTTCGGACATTGGTTTTACTTTTGTGTTTCGGAACTTCATCTTTTCCAGAGGAATCACACTGTATGTTGTGTTCTGTCCTTTTCCGATTCTCTTAATCTCATAATCTCTGTCGCACAATGTTCCATAACTTTCATACAGAGATGCAAGCGCAGGAACAGGAGAGCAATTGTTTACCGCCGCCATGAGCAGTTTAACTTCCTTGCTTTCATAATCATATACGCTCCACACATACATGTTTCTTGTCCGTAAATCCTCATTCTCGCAATACTCGCAATCCCTTCCAAATACTTCTTGGCATGGAACATTGATTCCCAACTGGAAACTGTCATGGAAAGATACCTCAAGTCCATCCTCCATATCAGTGAGGAATCTTACTCTTACTTTGCTGTCCTCTTTGAAAAACAAAAACTTGCCTTTGCTTGTTCCACTTTTCTTAATCTCATTCTTGATGTTTGCTAATTTGATTTTTCCCATTGTTTGTTCTTCCTTTCTTGTTTGTTTTACTTTTTGTTGAATTGAATGTCGAACCCATCCAGACGAATTGCACAAAACTCTTTCGGGTTAATCATATACCCACCAAAAGATATGTATGCTGTTGTTCCTTGATAATAACAATTCTTTACAACCTGTTCAATCTGTTCAATTGTTTCTTTCTGTACTTCCTTCGCCTCTCTTGCTAGTTCCTTCATCAATTCTTTGTCAAACTCTGTTTTGTCAAGTTCTCTTGCAAATCCTATCACTTGTGTATACTCTTTGCACAACTCTTTGTATTCTTGACTATCTTCATTATAACTCTGTTCTATTACCTTGTCAATCCGTAATTCCTTCATGGTCTGTGCATGGAACAGTGTCATTCCCATTGTCAACTTAAAACTAACTGTCACGTTTATAGGCCCTCCTTGTCCATCTGATTGCCATTTTTAACTCTTGTTCCGACATTTCCCCTGCGTCCTTTACTCCTTCTGGATAATCAAACCTTACCACATGGAAAAACCGTTTTAAATACTCTGTACCCTTATTCCCTGCTTTGTCATTATCCAGAGCGGACACAACCGTTGTCACTCCTTTATCTTTCAACTTCTGTACTTGTTCATCTGATATGTGCCATCCCAAAATAGCAACAACATTCTTAATGTGTCCTCTTGTTCTCAAACTAAGGTAGTCCATAAACCCCTCGCAAACAAACACCACTTTGTTTTGTTCATATGTTCCGCACAATGTATCTCGTTTTCTAAAACCATCATTGTATAAATACTTGCGCTTTTTTTCAACATACTTGTTCATAGTTCTGCCAACCCATCCTTTGAACTCCCCATTGTCTAATATTGGGAACAAAAACGGATAAGCAATATTATAGTTTGTTTTACAATGTGCAATGTTCAATGCTCTTTCATCAAATCCCCTTTGTTTCATATACTGTAAAACTTCATGTTCTTCTTTTGTGTGTATGTCATTCCAATCAACAGTTCGTAGTCCATAATAATAGTCATGTGCTTCATTCAAGGCTTGCTTGTTCTGCAATCTCCTTTTCTTCTTATACTTCACATTTAACTTTTTTATTTCATCACTGTTCAATATTTGTTCCAACAAAACACACGCTTGTAACTCATTTAATTCTGGATGTACCTTCCTCACAAAGTCTAGGGCATTTCCCTTTGCTTCACATCCAAAACAGAAGAAAGAACCATCTGTTAGGCACACCCTCATGGAAGGGTTTATATCCTCATGGAAAGGGCAAATGATGTTAAAATCAGAACTTGCGACATCTGCAATCAATCCATAATAGATAAGCACTTTTGCTAGTTCTTTCCCTCCATATTCTCTCGTCATGTTACCTCTTTAACTCTGTGATTCTGATGTATGGCTCTCCCATCTTCACAGCGTAACAACCTTCTATGTCTTTTGTTTTCAATGCCCCTGTTTCATAGTAGGTGTCAAGTTTTGTTTCATCAAGTTCCTCTGCCACATCAATGAACTTTTTGAACTTCTTTGGGTCAACTCCGCATGTTTTTAAATACCGAATCAATCCCTGCATATCATTTACTGTATATGTTTTGTTCACAACCTCACTGTATATGTCTTTCCCGACCTTCTGTTTTAACTTATCCAACAACCATGTTACTTTTTTTGTCCTTACTCTTGTTACATTCAATTTCACATGGTTTGTATAATATCCTGCCCCCTCGTCAAGTTCTATTTCAAAACTGTTCTGTCCTTTTGGGAGACTTGTAAACATGAAATTTAAAATGGCAAGTTGTTCTTTCTTCCTCACCTCTTCATAGTATTTATCAAACTGTCTCTTTTCCTGTTGTGCATCATATAACTTTCTTACGCTGTCCTTAATCAGCAACATTGTTTTCTGCAAATCTTTCATTGATAAGCACCTTGCCTTTCTCTGTTCTCTGTTCTTTCAGATACATTGCAATGTCCTTCGGGTAGGAACAATTCTTCGCACTTCCCTTAATATAAAGTAATTCATCAAAGGAAAGTTCTTTCTCCGTTCCTAACAGAGTAACGATTCTGACAAGTTCTTTCTTTCTATTGATTCCTACAACCTTTGCTGTTCTTAACTTCTTGTAAATCTGTCCGTTTCTCGCTTCTACATAATGGACAAACACAACATAACTGCCTACCTTTAACTCGTTGTCATAGATTTCCTGTTTCTTTCTGTTTCCATACTTCTGCTCGATTTCTTCCAGTGTTTTTGCATACACAATGTAACCATCTTCTTTTGTTTCAACCTTTGGTGTGTTCTCACAAGGAGCATGTTCACACTCTGCACAAATCTCCACTTTCTCACATTCTGCATCACCCCATGCTTCGTCACCTTCGGGGTCTACCAAAATTTCCTGTCCTGCTTCATCAATTGTTTTCTGAATGTCAGCCTGTTCTGCATCCCACTTTGTAAGTCTCTCGATTAACTCTGGTTTTGTGAACTTATGCCCTTTACTCTCCAACGTAAGCCCACGCTTTCTGCTCTCTTCTCTTAACTCCTTCACTGTCATTTCTTCAAATGTTTTGTTCATTGTTTGTTCTCCTTTTCTGTTTGATTGAATTTATTTACTTTATACTTTTATTATACTACCGACACACCATAGTGTCAATCGTCAAATTCCAAAAAATGCAAGGAATATTCTCAATAAAAATGGGAACATGATTGTAGACATTGCCCCTAGTAGCATTTCAAATTCTTCCCATATAATGCCCCATTCTTTCCAGAACCTCTGGAACTTCCTTTTTAACCTACGCTTCTGTAATGATGTCATGTCCTTTACTCCTTAAAACTCTGTAAATGTTTCTTTCATTTCCTGTTCTGTAAAAACACCTCTTCTGCACAACTCTTTCAAACACATCAGTTGTTCCTTATATGCTTTCTTTGTTTCCCTTGTCATGTTGTACGCAAAACAACTAATCAACTGTGCATTGTTCTTTTGCATTACTTCCATTCTTGTCATTGTTCTGTTCACTCCTTATTTTGTTTTCTTTTCTATGGTTCTATTGTATCATAGGGTGCTGAACTTGTCAACACCCATTTTTGTTTCTACCAAGCAAACATATCAACATAACTATTTCTGAATGTGGATGTCTCTCCATTCTCAAAATATAACACAAGGTATTCGTGCATATCATCTATGCAACTTTCATCTGTGTGTGTTTCAATTTCCTTCGCCTGTTCTCCTGCAACCACTTCAAACCCGATTACATTTTCATATTCCACAACCTTCTGGTTTTCAAATACTTCTTCTCCTGCTGTGTACTTGCACTCACTGTAAATGTTTAACTCCACATGTTTTGTTCTTGTAAATCTCTGCATCATTGTTTTGTTCTCCTTCACTATTTGTTTTCTCTCTTGGGAAATCCCTTCCCTTAACTTGATTCTATCTTACCACACTTTTCTATGTTCGTCAATACGTTTTTTTGTAAAAATTCAAAAAAAATAAGCCTACCTATAACAATTACAAGTAAGCCTATTTCATGTTCTTTGTTTTGTTCTTTTCATGTTCTCACACTCTTGTTTTATTTCTGCACTTTCAACTTCTTCATTTTCTCTTTGTACTCTTCATGGATTTTCTTCTGTATCTCCATAATGTACAGAACATCATAACCTGTTCCGTTGAGTTCCTCACACATTCTGTAAATCTTTTTGAGTTCATGTTGCACATCTTCAAGATAACACATCATCAAATTGTAATCAATGAGCCATCCCTTTTCATAGAACACACAGCACACTGCTTCGTAAAACTTCTTTGTTTCCTCTTCCCACTCTTTGTATTGTTTCATAGCAGAGCGAACAAACTTTGTCAGCACACTGTCGTCAATATCCATTCTAGTATGACTGTACCATTCCTTCGGAATTACCTCTGGTTTTTCATGCCCTTTTATTGGTATCAGTTTGTTATGAATATCCAACACCTTTTTGTGCAACTTCCGCTTTCCGATGGATTCCTCATAATACTGTAACTCATGTATTCTCTTAAATCCATGCAATCCGATAAAATTAAAATAGTCACTCATTCCAGAATGAAACATCAGAGCCGCTGTCATGTGTTTGTCTATCTCTGCATATATCTCCATACATGATAACTCTTTCAACTGTTCTTTGTCAAGCATCCCCTTTTTCCCCCTTCCAACAATTCTATGATATGGTCTATAACCTCCTTTATTTACATAAACTTGCTGAATTAAATAAGAATATACTGGTTTGCGAAACTTACTGTAAGGGAATCGAAGCGAATTACGGTATTTATTAAAATGCATCATCTGTATAATATGTGAAATTAACAAATGCAAATGTGTTAGCCCCTGACAGTTTAATCTCGCAAGCGTTTCTGTTTTCAGTACACATGCCTCTACCTGTAAATCCTGATGTTGGATGAAGAACATTATCAGTTCCAACTACAGGAAATCCAAGATATTTTTTTGTCTTGTATGGCAATGTAATTGTTACTGTTTGTGCGTTCATCACTATTCTTCCCGAAACAGTAACTTTACTTCCTTCTCTAACGTAATTTGCTCCAGACTGGTTTTGTAAAGTTCCTTCCTTTACAAGTATTTTCTTATTTAGTTCAGCAACCGCAAGCGCATCGACAAAGAATCCTTGTTCAGTATTTGAACTTACCTCTTCCAACGTTTTTAATGTTTTTCCTATAGTACTATCGTATAAATTATTAATTGCATTTACAACAGAATCTTTTACAATTGTTTTTAGATTGCTCAGCAACCCTATCTGTGTTTGTAGATTTCCTGCCGCATCTGTAGATAACTGGTCTTTCATTTCATTAAACCAAGTCTGGAACGCATCATCATACTGCTGAAACAACTCTGTTGTATCTATCTGGTCTATCACACCAGTAACAAAACCACAATATGTTTTGTCTGGTCGTCTGTCTGTAATGTCCTCTGCATTTAACTTTGACGCATTTGGTTGTACAATAATCGTTGACAATACCAAATCATGCCTATTATTGTTATTTATAGGATAGTCACTTATTACATCTTCTTCCAGAACAATACTTACCTTTCGTTCCCCTTTGTCCAATGTACAACGGATAACATCTTTTACAATATATGCTTTTGTATTTGCAGGAATTGTAATCTCCATGTCCTCTGTAAGTTCATACCAATACCCATCTATGTATGCCTTTCCCTTTCTGACAATCACAACAAACGGTTTATCTGGCGAATCATTGAACACAACTTTCAACTGGTTCGCTGGATTTGCATACACTCCATTAGAAATAAAATTTGCAAAATACCCTGCGAACTGTTCTGCATCATACTCTCTGTCATATGTTCCATCCTCTGCTTCTCTCGCATTAAAAAACCCGCTTTTCTCTGCCATTGTTATATCACTCCTTTTCTTCTCAATTTCTCATTCATCTGTATACTACGATAACCGAATGTAATGTCAAGGATTTCTCTTGAACCCTCCACAGATTTTGTTACCTCTGTTATCTGTGCATCCACTGTTATGCCTAACTCGTTGTCTACAATCGTAACAAAATCCCCATTGTAAAAGTCTCTCTGGTACTTGTACTTTTCATTCTCATTTGTTACAGTTGAATCATAAGAAACAAATACTACATGTTCCTTTAGGTACTCGTTTCCTCTTTGTGTGAGTATCTCCTTATACTCTGTGTCTGTATATGTTTTGTTGTCTGTTGTTTTCTGCAAATCTCTTGCATCAACAAACAACTCGTCTCGCAACCACCCGATTGCATCCCATTCGTACTCTGTTCCCTTTACTCCATCTTGGTATACTTCAATCCATGTTCTATTATTTCCTTCCCCTTCTCCTGCAACATACGCAACATTGCAATACTCTTTCATGTCCTTTTCATAGGTAGACTTTGTTAGGTTACTCAATGAATGAGAAAACACAATTGGTTTGTTTCCCATCTGATTGTTTCTCGTTCTGTCCTCTCCTAACAGAATGTTGAAATACCACTTTTGTATGTTCGTGATTGGTGCATTTGCGACAATCTCATATCGCTCTGTTATCACTGGCTTAATCTCAAACCCCATGCTGTCTGCTTGTAGCAATGGCTGTATTGCATCATATACACTTCCACCTGTCCACTGCCCATTGTTTATCACTGTCATTTCACTAAGCCTATCGCCTTGTATGTAGAACTCAAAATTGATGTACCGTTTATCCCCTGTCGAACCAACACACATATTGTTTTCTACCAATTGTTTCACCACTTCTGCTGTTCTTCCACTGTATATCTGTTGTTTGTACACGACACTTGTTTGCAGTTTATATTTTATCATCCTTCCTGTTATTTCTAGCGTCTGTTCAAACTCACTATCACTGTCCTTTACTACCTTGTCAATTCTTCCCATTGTTGTTCTGTCAAATGCAACAAAAAACACCTCTTTTTTATCCAACAGGTATAGGTTTTCATCACACAAGATAGCATTTATTTTAAACTCCCCGACACCATTAAACTTGTCTGTGTACTGCATAAATGTGTACTTTCTTAATATGTCGATTCGTTCAAAATACTTGTTAAATACTGTAATTACTCCCATGTTATCACATTCCTTTCAGATTGAGGAATAATTCGTCCATATCAATTGTTAAATTCACAAAAACATCACTGCCCTGCTCAACAGAATATCCATATAAATTGCTCCCCTGTTTGAACTGTAAAAACGTGCTTCCCTCAATCACATCAGCAATTACGTTTTCATCCTTTGACTTTCCTGTTGACAGATAATTGACATGATGATGTATAACATTCTCTTCCCCAATCTTTGTGTTTATCAACAGGTAATCTCCTTCTAACAATGTTAATCTTATCATAAACTGTCCCTGTGTGTCAACATTAAATATTGTTGGATTTTGTACTGTTCCTCCAACCGCTTCTAGTTTGATGATTCCACCAATGTCACAATCTCCATCGTTAATAACATTGATAATCTTCTGGTTAGACACAACACCCATAATGTTCCCTGTTTCCTTCAAAATCCATGGAAAACGGAACTTAGGCTGAACCTGTGCCAATACGGTCTGTTTTCCTTTGTTCAATCTGAACATAGGAGAAAAACAATTAATGTCAATTGTGAACATGCACAACACTTCATTGTTTTCATTCTCCTTGTTACTGAACTTCACTGCACTAGATGGTCTGCCCTCTATGAAATAATCTCCCACAATCACACGAATATCTTGTAACGGGGTAATTGTTTTGTTTAGTTCATACTTCTTTTGTTCTATGTCTTGCAACTGCGCTTCTAAAAACTCGTTCCAACTCTTCCCAAGAAACGCCCTCCCATCCACACTAGAAACAATATACCCTGTAATGGATGGCTGTCTTGTTCCAAGTTCCACACCAGACAAGGAAACCCCTATCTGGAATGGAACTCTATATGTGCTGAAACTTACGGATGGAACATCCCAATCTATCTCGTCCAAAACATATTGGGTAGAACCATCTCTTGCAAGACTTAACTGTTGTCCATTTACCTTGTTTATTATCTGCAATTCCTGTATCAATGTTTTGCTCCTTTCTAATAACCAAGTTCTAAGTCTCGTTTCGCTTTCTTCATCTGCCTTGCATACTCATAAGGTGTAGGTTTTGTGTTATAAAAATTAAACGTGTCCCCACTTTGTGCTGTCTTTCCTTCATTATACTCTCTGTTCTGTTGTTTTGTCAACACCCTTTCCCCTTCATGCAACTCTGCAACATATCCATTATACGGAACATAATCTAATCCATTTGCATGGCTTCCGTTTACAGATTTTGCGGCTGATTTTGCATCATTCGCACCAGAAACAATGTTCTTAAATCCATCAACGATTCCAGAAACAAAACTGCCAATCTTTCCTGCAAAATCAGATACCCAACCGAGTATGCTATCTCCGATGCTCTTGATTCCGTTCCACAAACGCTGGAATATGTTTCGTCCTGCATTGTACAACCGTGAACCAATTTCAGAAACCTTACTAGGTATTTGCTGAATGATTCCCCGAACCTTACTAGGTAGGCTTGTAATAAAACTGATAAAACTGTTCACAAAGTTTGTTGCTACCGACCTTGCTTGTGACACCATGTTCGTACCCCATGAAATCACATTAGACACCGTCGTAGTGAGCCACGCCCAGATTCTACTAGGTAACTGCGAAATCCATTCTATTGCGCCGTTTACGAAGTTTGAAACCGCCAACACAGCATTGTTATACATCTCATCGCCCCAATTGATAACATTTGTTACCACTCCTGTCAGCCATTCCCAAATCCTGCTAGGCAACTGTGCAAACCATTGTATGATATCTTCTATAATCAAAGGTAGTTCTGTTGTTATCCATGTCCACAAATCTGTTGCGAACAAATAGAAGTAGCCAATCAATTCTCCGATTGCATACCCTATCATGTATGGTAATTGTTCAAACCACTGCACAATACTATTGATTGCATTTGGTATTGTCTCATTTACAAATGTACTAAATGCATCTGGAACCGTTACTGTGAAAAACTCTATGATGTTATCAACAAATCCTTGTACCGCTTCAATTGCGCTGTTAAATGCGTTTGGTATTGTTTCAGTAAAGAACGAAACAATTGTGTCAATTGCACTGGATAACAATTCTGGTATCTGCCCGAACAAATCAGATAATTTATTGAAAAAGTCTTGAAATCCTTCTGCCGCTTTGTCAAATCCGAGTTTGCTCAATATTTCTGAGCCAATATCACCAATCGTGCTAAGGATGTTACTTCCAAGGTCTGCAAATGTTTCAACAATTCCAGATATAATTCCCTTTATGCCATCCCTGAACTGTTCCATGTTTCCTGTGAACAGTCCAATAAAAATGTCCATGACAGAAAGCACTAACTTGAATACTCCATCTAACACGATTGCGATTGTATTAAAAGCACCTTCAAACACTGGTGCAAGAATATCACACAATGCAATCCATACTGCTTTAATTACTTCTGTTATGCTTTCAAAATCAAAACCCAGTGCATTAATACGCTCCACAACTCCATCAAAGAAACCATCAATTGATATTTTAATTTTGTTCCAAATTTGCGTCATTTTGTCACGAAAATCTTCGTTTGTTTTCCACAACGTAACAAATGCTCCAACCAAAACAGCAACAACCGCTATTACTGCCGCTATCGGTGCTAACATTCCACCAAATCCCGTTGAGATTCCTGCAATAAATTTTGGGATTCCACCCATTTGTGTAGCAAGTCCAGCATATCCTACTTTTACCAAATCAATACTTGTTTTGATTGCTGTCATCGTTGTTCCCAACTTCTTAAATACTTTCATTACTGTTGTAACAACTGAAATCACTTTTGCAAGAATCAACAACACTGGACCTATTGCCGCAAGTATCAATCCAAACTTAACAATCTGGTCTTGTTCTTCTTCCGACAAACTGTTGAACTTCTCCACAAGTCCTGTTATCCACTCTGCTAACTTTCTGATATACGGTGTAAGTTTTTCTCCTATCAGAATCCCTGCTGATTCTAACGCACCTTTCAATTGTTCTACTGCGCCTGCTGTGTTATCCATCATAACAGATGCCATGTCCTCTGCCGCACCATTCGCATTGTTTATCTCGTCTGTTAATTTCTGGAAATCTTCATCCGAAGCATTGACGATTGCCAACAATCCAGACATTCCCTCTTGTCCTGCCAACATAGCCGCATACTGCGCTTTTTGTTCTTCTGTCAATCCTGCAAACTTCTCTCGCAACTCCACCATTGTTTGGCTCAACGGTTTCATTGTTCCATCTGCATTTGTTATACTGATTCCAAGTTCTTCTACTGCGTCCTTCGCTTCTCCAACAGGTTTTGCTAACCTTGTTATGGTAGAACGTAACGCTGTTCCTGCTTGACTTCCCTTGATTCCACTGTTTGCCATCAATCCAATAGCAACCGCTGTGTCCTCTATGCTGTAACCTAACGCCCCTGCTACTGGCGCAACATACTTGAATGTTTCCCCCATCAAACCAACATTTGTGTTTGACTTGGAACTTGCTTGTGCAAGAACATCTGCAAAATGCGCTGAATCACTTGCCTGTAAACCAAACGCTGTCAATGCGTCTGTAACAATATCAGATGTTGTTGCCAAATCTTCCCCAGATGCCGCCGCTAAGTCCATGATTCCTGCAATACCATCCATCATTTGTGACGCATCCCAACCAGCCATAGCCATGTACTTAAATGCGTCTGCTGAATCACTTGCAGAGAACTTTGTTTTAGCACCCATCTCAATTGCTTTGTCTCTTAACGCATCAAACTCTGAACCAGTAGCACCAGAAATCGCCTTAACCTCTGACATTCCTGCTTCAAAGTCTGTTGCTGTTTTCACTGCCGCCGCACCAACTCCAACAATCGGTAATGTTACGTTCTTTGATAACAAACCACCTGCTGTCTTAAAGGCACTCGACAAACCGTTCAACTTTTGTTCTGCTGTTGCTGACTTGCCCCCGAATACCTTTAAATCATTATAAGCGGAAACAAACCCCTTTGAAAACTTTGAGGTATCGAGTTCAAGGTATGCAATAGCAGTTCCCATATTAACTGCCATGTTTACCCTCCATACGCTTTGTAAAAATCTTTGAAATTACTGTAATGTTTTGGTTCTTCCGCTTGTTCTCTCTGTTCTATGTAATAGGGTTTTTCATCGTTCTGCAACCTCGCTAGAATCTCGCAACATGCTTCGTTAAAACAAAAAGCAGTATAACTATCCTCTATCCCTAGAATAACACTAGGCAGACAGCCATACTGCTTTGACATAGCGAGGACGCTCTCTATTTTCCTACTCTGTACGAAAGGATTCTAATGCCTTTACCCCCTGCTGTGCATAGTTGAAAATGAACATCATCTGTTCATCCGTCAACTCGATTCCTGCATCTTTGATTTCTGAATATGTAGGTTCTACAAATGTTTCCTGCGCCATCAACTCTAACACATCAAACATCTGTGCCATCATGTTTTCTTCATCGGGGTCAAACCCTGTTCCATCCTGTACAAACAATTCATTTGCACGAACAAGCAATGTGTTTGGTATCTTTCCCTGTTTCACCATTCCAAGAAGGGAAGGTCTTTTCAATCTCGCAACAAAAGGCTGACCTTCTGCAAAGCAAGGAAGTTCTACCAATGTTCCGTTGGAATACTGTTTCAATTCCTCAATTGATGTTACGGTTGCTACTGTTGCTTTTTTCGTTTTTGTTCCTGCCATGTTCTTATTCTCCTTTTACTCTTTGTTCTACTTTGTTTCGATTTCTGTTGTACTCTCACTCTTCGTCAGACCTGTTTCTGCATCCCCACTCACAAGAGCAGTTCCGCTATCCCCTTCACTGTCTGACAACGCCATAACACTTGCGGTATTTACGGAAGAGGAATTAGGAAAAGTCGGTAACACTTTCACATAACTAATCGTGTAAGGTGCTTCTCCTGTTTTCGGTGCTGAATTGATAACATACTCTGGAAGTCTGAAAACACCATCTTCTGTGTTAATCGTGATTGGCGTTCCTTGACAATTCGGGTATGTAATCTTCTCATACTTCACAATCTGTCCACTTGCATCATACTCTGCTGAATATGCGTCAAGTTCAAATACCTGTCCTTTCTCTGCACTTCCTGCAACTGGCGGTGTGTAGACAAGGCTCGCACCTTCTCCTTTGATTGTTCCACCTTGAAAAATCTGAACGAGTTCTGGAATGAACACATTGTCTGTTAATGTAATCTGATGTCCTGTAATTGTTGTCTCTGACGGCTTCTGTGCTAACAATCTGCCGAGTTTTACCAACTTTACAGCATCCGTTGTTTCTGTCTGCGGTTCTACTCCGATTTTGTTCGCTGTGTCAACTGCGATTTCTAACCCATCATTTTCTGTTCCTGTTCTTACAACAACAAGCGAAACATCAATGGTAGGAATCCCGACCGCTTTCTTTTTTGTTCTAGGCATTTGTTTTACCTCCTTACCAATTTTCTATTTTTCTGCACCCTTGATATTGGAAACTTATCATGTGAGCCTTTACAGTATCATCATAGAAACTTGGTGTTTCATTTCCGATGTACATTACAAGGGGGAACACTTCTTTCATTTTTTGTTTTGTTTCCTCAACAAAGGTTTCCAATCTGCTGTATTCATCTTGTGGAACATAACATAACAATGTATAGATTGGTCTTTCACTTGACACTGTTGCTTCTTCAATTGTTCCATCTGACTTTACAACAATGTATTCTTTCAAACACTCCCCCTTATGCTGTGAAGGGAAGAATACATCTGTTTTTCCATCTTTCTTTAGCACATCATAAACTGTTTTTAAAATACTGCTCATGGTTTCATGTACCTCATTAATTCCTCATACCCTTCTAGCACTTCTTTGGACAAAGCGTTTACTGTTGGCTGTAAGATTGCGAACCTCTTTTCATGGCACAACTCTAAATATACACCATAATCAACACCATGTCCGATATGGATTCGTACTTTGTTTGCTAACACTTCCACCCAACCTGTCAATCGCTGTCTCGCATGTCCTGTTCTGTCTGTCCAAGGTCTGTGTGTTTTTGCATAGTTCTCAAACTTCTTTGCACCCTCCTGTGCAAACATACGAATTGCAACCTGTGACTTTGTTTCTGCATTTTCCAGATTTGCCAACAACTTTGAAGCATCAATCTTAATTCCTGCCATTTAAAACCAACTCCAATGAAATGTCTGTTACTATGTTATATTCCTGTATGTTGTTCTTCTCCACAACTTTGTATGTGTTTCCATTTATAATGAAAAAATCATCCGTCTGTATCTCTCCTGTGTTCTCATACGCTACCATCAGCATTGGTTGTCCTTTGCTGTGTGTCTTTGTTCCATCCTGTATGTTCTGTGTAATATACCCCTTTGATACATGGAACAACCCTTGAACCTTTACGACTTGTTTTGGTTCTTCTTTCGTAGGTTCTCCATATCCATCTACGCTCTTTCGTAAGAATGTATACTCTGTTCCATGTATCTGTATCTCTCTCAAAACCTTGTGGAGTTCCATCTTCATTCTTGCTTCATTCATTATGTCAGCACCCCACTGTTCGTAGAAACATATCGGGAAGCCAACATCTTGAAATAACTGGAACTGTCCTGTGTAGTCAATCCGCTAACACTCAAACCTGTTGTTTCAGCCTTTATAATCAGACCTTCATAACTCGCTTTGTTCACATCTCCACCATTGTTGTCTAACAATGCTTGTAGTTCTGAATCTTCAAAATAAGGAATCTGTTTTTCCCTTAAATTGAATTTCAGTTGTTCTAACTTTTTGTTATCATCCAATCTGTTCACTTCCCCTCTGCCTACATCTTTGCTTCTCTGATTGCTTTCTGGATAATCTGTCTCGCTTCACGAACATTTCTTGCACCAGATGTGTCAATGTCATGTTCTTTCGCATACTCTGCTAACTGCTCTTTGTTCATCTCTGAAATCGGAATTGTTTCAACCTCGTGTACTTCTTCCGCTTCTTCCTCAAACTCTCCTGTATCAATCATGTCTGTTTCTGGTTTCGCTTCTTCCTCTCCAACAATCCTGTACCCTTTGTTACGGAACAGTGTTTCATAAGAATGTTTGCTCACCTTCACAACATGCTGTCCTCTTTTTGCTGTTACCATTGCCATGTTACTTTCCTCCCTTACGCAATTACATCCAGAATATAAACTTGGTCTGCTGTTGGGAAGTCTGGCAGACAAATCATAGTTACTTTTGTTTCAACTGTTACTGGGTCTGCTTTCTGAATGGTTGTTACCGCTACACCTGTGTCTGTGATTGTTACATTTGCAACACTTCCTGTCATAAGGTCAGATTCTTCTGGTGTTGTTCCGAACCATGTGTTTCCTAACTGTCCAGACGGGAACATAACAAACACATCATCTGCAACATATCTCTGCGCTGTTCCTGTTTCATCTTTGTAACGCTTGTCATTTACAACAATCTGTAAGCCAAGTTCATCCGCAATGTACTGTTTGATTTTTGCATCAGAGATAAACCCTGCACCATCTGTAAGCACCATGATGGATGCCTTAATCTCATTGTTAATACGGAAATATCCAAACACTTTGGAAGAACATGTTGCTCTCTCTGGTGTTACTCCTGTATCATCAACAATCTGCTGGATTCCTTTCCGAATGTCCTCCATAATTGTTGCTGTCGGGTCACTCCATGACTTTGTTACAGTTGTTTTGTGGTTCTCTGGCATCTGGTAATCATACTCATATGCCTGCCCATTTCCTTCCATAACAATTGTTCCTGTTGTAAGTGCCATCATACGCATACGCTCTCTCTGCGCCGCCGCACCCTCTAACAAATCCATTTCGTCATTGAAGATTCTGTTTACTACTGCGTCAATGTACGCTTGATTGTTGCTCTCGATAACCTTGTTAAGTTCCTGTCTTAACTCTTCATCAATGTACTTTGATTCCTTGAAAAACGGCATCTGTGCGCTTAACTTCTCGAAACCGATTCTCGGACGAGGAATAGCCGCAACATCAAATGCAGACGCTTTCAAAACAACAGGAAGTCCATTTGAACCCTTTAACCATTTAAGGTCAAGCCCTAACTTCTTGTCATCTGGAAACAACTCTTCACCCATGTATGGCTCTCTCTCCTGTGTAAGCAGTTCCCAATACGCAACAATCTCTTCGCTGATAATTAAATCGTAAATACTCATTGTTTTGTTTCCCCTTTCTTTGTTTTAGCAAGCCGCAAACTTAATCATAGGCAATGCCTTTTTTACATCTGCGGTAATCTTCGCTTTTGTTGTATCATCAATCATGTTTGTGTTCACGAAACCAAACAGAAGAATTGCTCCGTTGTTATCATCCACAGTAACATCAACATCATGTAACAAAATTCCTACTGCATTTGAATCCGTTGAAATTGTAGCCGCTGTAAACGCTGTTCCTCTTGCATCAAGGTCTCCAGTAAGCGGCGTTCCTGCCTTTGCAATCTTCTTTGTTCCCTCTGTTACTCCTACACTCTGGTCGACAACGATTCCCATTGAAACTTGGTGTTCCACAGCAAAAAGAATCTGTTTTCCAGAGCCATATGTCTCTTTCTTAATACCTGTGTTATTCAGCATTTGTTTTACCTCCTATTTGAAATAATGGCTTTTCTTTTCCTTCCGTCCTTCCAACAGACGTTCAGCCATAGAGCCTTTATGTTCTTCTTTCTTTCCTTCTTCCTCTTCCTTTCCTTTGGACTTTTCAGAAGGTTTTGTTACCCTTGCTCTGGTAACTGTCTTTCCTTTTGTTTTGTTCTTTCCTGCTTCTTCTTCCTCTTCTTCGTCGGACTTGAAATACACCTTTCCAGATGTGCTGTCTTTGATTTCTGCAATTACAGCATTGATGTCCTTGTCCTTTGTTACCTTTGCTTTTGCAACAACCACAAGGTCGTCTACCAACTCTGGTTTTGCTCCTAACTGAACCGCTGATAACTTTGCTTCTGCAAGGATTCTTCCCTCACGTTCTCTTGCAAGTTCCTTTGTTGTCTCTGTCAGAGCATCTTCCTTCTTCTGTAACTCTGTTTTGTTTGCTTCTTCCGTTTCCTTGTGTTTTGTTACAATCCCTTTCAAAGCATCTGCATCCTCAACTCCGAGGTCTTTCAGAAATCCAGACAACGCTTCACTTTTCACTTTTTCAACATCAACTTTCTGCTCTGTTTCCTGCTTCTGTGTTTCCGTTGTCTGCTGTTTTGCACTCTGCTGTATCTGCTGATTCTGTGTTCCTTCTGTTCCCTGCTGTCCTTCTGTTCCTGTTCCCTTTACTTCTTCTGCCATGTTCAATTCTCCTTTTCTTCAAAATATTTGCAATACTTTGTCTGCAAGATTTTCATTTCTCTTTCTAACCGTTTTTGTTTCTTCTCAATGTCTTTTAACTTTCTCCTGTATTGGTGTTCATCTCTGATTGTTCCCAACATTGCTGTGTGTCTGCGAATTTGTTTCTTTAAAACCAACGTGGACTGACTATCATAACAAACATCGTACTGTTCTCCACAATGCGGACATTCCAGATACATTCTAATGATACACTGTCCATCAATCTGTTTTTCCTTCTCCTTCAATATGTTGTCAAATTCCTTATGACATCTATCACAAGTTACTTTCAATTATATCACCAACCTTTGGGAATGTCAACTGTTCAACCACAACTTTTTTATTTTCATCAAATAATTTTTTACCGCTACACAGTTCGTTCAAATCTTCCCTTTTCTTTCGTAAATCCTTCATCCACTTGTCTTTTTTGCGAACATCCCTCGGACTAACTGTTTCGCCCTTCACATTCTTTCTCGCAACCTTGATTGTCAAATCCTTCAACTTTCGGAACATTCCTAATGTCTCTGTGTTGTCAATCTGCACCACGTCACGCTCTCCACAACGCTTGCAATCACAATACATAATTTTATAGTATGTTCCTTCTTCATCATACACATCTGCACGAATCAGATTGCTAGAATCAATCTCATTGACTTCTCCACACTTTCTGCAAACTCTCTGGACTTTCACTTGTTTGTTCTCCTTTCTGTTCTCTCTTTCTTTGTTATGCAACAAAATCCAACGCATATCTGTCTATGTCTGGATATGTTCCTGTTGGTGCTTGATACCACTGTCCAATCTTTCTCGCTATATCTGTCATGCTGTCTGGTATCACCGCTTCAAATGTACACATCCCATTCGGATGGTCTAATGGTAGTTGGTCTTTGGGGAATACTCCCACACCCAAACCAAACTGGTCTGTTTCTGCCCTTGCTCTGCATATCTCGCACACCCTTCCATGAAAATTGGATGTCAGCCACCGATACCCAACAACAAAAGGGTCATTTCTGTTTACATTCTCAAAACTTTGTTGGTACGCATGACTTATCAATGTTCTTGCCAAACGTAACGCATTGTAATCAATCTTTCCAAAATATACACTATCTTCTATTTTGTTTCCTGCTTTGTCATATCTCCATGAATGAATTGTTTTAGCAGTTTTCCTAGCACTAGGGTCAACATACTGTTCTAACTCTTTCGCTATCTCAATTGCTGACTTCCCTTGTGCTGTTCCGATGGATATAATCTTGCTCAAATCTTCCTGTGTTCTTTTGTTATATCCCCATATTGCTCCGCTTAATGTCCACCCATCTCGATATACATTTCCGCTTGTGATGTTTCTGATAATCTGGTCTGGAACATAACTAAACGCATTGTGTATATCTTCATCACGAAAACCACATTGTTTTAGAAATGTCCTTGTATCTTCCACAACTTCATTGGAAACTATCCGCATATCTCGGATGATTCCATTCTGTATGTCACTGTTCAACTGTGCAATCCTATTCTTGATGTCACGCTGTAACAATATCAAGTTTTGTTTCTGTAAATTATTGTTTCCTAATTGTCCAACCTTCCTTGTCACATCTTGGTATAACTGTTCATATAACCTTTTGATTTCTTTCTGTTGTGACATGGTGGTTGTTTGTCTGACCTGTTCTGCATTTTTCAAACTGAACTTTTGTTTTGCCATACTTCACCGCCTTGTTTTTATACTTCAATTATACCACATTTGCAAAGAATGTCAACAACTATTCTTCAATTGCTTGTGTTTCTTCCAATGTTTTCTGTGTGTCAATCACTTCCAGATTGTCGTCGACCTTTTCAGATACTCCACGTCTGCTCAATTCTGTCTGTACCTGTGTGTTCATACTCATAGAATCAAACATATTGTTTTCAATTGCTATCTGCATCAACTCTTCATCAATCTGTGCATCTGTTTTGAACTCTGACCGCCTCCACTTCTTAATGTAAGACTTCCTGCTTCGTGCATTTGCCGCAATCTCCGCAAGGTCCGAGTTCTTCTCTTCTTCTTCATCTTCTGCAAGTGCATAATTCTCCATCACTTCAATGTTGTACTGTACTTCATCCAGACTTGTAAGAACATACATGGAAATTACTTCTGCTTTGTTTAACACAGCAAGGTCGATGATTGCTTCTGCGATAAACTCTATCGCAGGTTTCCATGCCTTTAGTTTTTCATCACACCGAACCTGTAACGGATAGTATAACGCTTTCAATGCCTTTCCGCTTGTGATTGTTCCTGCCATTGTTTCTTCTGATATGTTTGGCATATCAATTTCATTATACATGGTTGTTTTCAATCGGTCAAGCGTAACCTTCACTGGTTCTGTATGATTCATACTCGGTGCTAGTGTTCCCACCATTGGCGAAACATTGTTCTGGTTCTGTTCTGATTTCAAATCCCAATAAGCACCTGCACCAGAACTAAGGTTCTTTGTTGTTTGTGAGTTCATATCCACAGTATAACGGATTGGGTTCATTCCCTTTCGTTCGCTGTCAATATCTCCGTTTCCTAATCGACTGTAACCAGACTCATATTCTGTAAGACTTTCAATCTCCGAAACACCTCTTTTGTCCTCCAATGTTCCGTCATTGATAATCACAACAGCAGGAATGTAATCTAACCCTATTTCCTGTTCTGGTATTACAACCTCCTGTTCCTTTCCTATTCCATTGTAAAGGATAGAACTCATGTAAATTGTTCCGTCTTTTTCTTCATACCGATTTACAAGGTATAATCTATGCTGTGTTGACTTTGTTTGATTCACATTCTCAAAACTGATAAACTTTGTCAACCTGTCTGAGCCATACTCTGTTTCATAATAGAACTGCAAACTGTTGTAAAAATGTGTCTGTATTCCATCTTCTTCGGAAAAATCTACTAAACATGCAACACGTTTTCCAATAAAACAATCTTTTGCACTCTGTAACAATGTTTTCGGGAAATTGTTCTTTTTATCCTTCAATACTTTGTCAATCAATATTTGGTATTGTTCTACCTGTTTCATGGCTGTCTGTTCTGTATCTACAGATTGTATGAATACATCTGGTGTCTGTGAAAACATAAAACGTGCTTCTTTGTCAATCAATGTTTTCGCAATCTTGAAACGAATGTCTGACGGCTGATAGTCTCCACTACTTCCTTCTGTATAGAACTCTGCACCCCTTTTGTAATCCAGATAATTTTGTTTGATTTCAAGCAATTCCTTTGTATACAAGTTATAACCTGTTTCAATTTCATTCTTCAAAACAAAATATGGGAAACTTGCCAATGCCTTTGTTACCTCTACTGTATATTGTTTGTTCTTTGCCAAAGGTTCTCCCTCCTTCCTTTTTCTTTTATTATAACACAACAAGAAATAGATGTCAAATAAAATAGGGCGGATATTCCACCGCCCAATATGATTATTTCACTCTGATTTTCTGTCCTGCATAGATTTTGTTTGGGTTACTGATTCCATTCATCTTTGCTAATTTCTGATATGTTGTTCCATACTTTGCCGCAATTCCAGACAATGTATCTCCGCTCTTTACTGTATAATACTGCGCAGAACTTCCAGAACTACCATTCACAATGTTCTGTACCTCATTATACCGAGAACCAAGAACCTGTTTTCTAATGTCTCCATTTCCATACTTTCCTGCTTTCACTTCACTTGCTAATGTTGATGCAGAAGCAGAAGAAATATGATCAATCATGCTCTGCACTTCGTTGTACCTTGAACCGAGATTTGTTTTTCTTGCATCTCCATTCCCAAACGCACCTTGCATTGTTTTAGCAACAAGTTCTAATGTTGTTCCATGTGATGTACTTGTTCCTGTGCTTGGTTGTGTAGTTGGTTTTATTGCATTTCCTTTTCCTGCATATTTGTTCCATGCCGTTCTGTCTCCATAGAACTTGTTAAGGTCAAGGTTTCCACCATACCCACTCAAACGCCCTGTAGAACTGTACTGTCTCATTGCACAACTGTACACACCTTCATTCCACGGGTTTGCTTGATACCCTGTCGGATTATTGTTTGCATACTGTGCAACCCATAACCCATAGTCACCGATTCCAGAAACCCTACTCAATGCAGATTTCTGAATATATACTATAGGTTTCACGCCTGTTTTGCTATAAACATAATCGCACCACTGTTTTACCCATGCGTTGTCTCGTCCTGTGTTAAATGTTGGGTTGTCCTGCCCTTCCCAATCCAAACAAAGCACTGCTTCTCCAATATATCCTTGTACATTCTTCAAAAAGTAATCTGCTTCTGCCTGCACATTGCCGCCCTGTGCATAATGATACACACCAAGACAACGCCCTGCTTTCTTCGCCTGCTGATATTGTCTATCACAATCAGGGGAAACATACCATGTTCCCTGTGTTGCTTTCATAATCACAAAATCAGCAGGAACTACTGATAAATTAATACCTTTCTGCCAATTACTTACATCAATTCCATTCATATATGCCATTTGTTTTGTTCCTCCTATCCTTGTTTTGTTTGTTCTACTCTTCTGCTTCAACTTCTGGTATTCCTGCAACACTGGTTGCTATGGAAAGAATACCAGCCAAAACAGAAGCAGAAAGTACCATCTTCCAATCTACTGCACCCATAACAGTAGCCGTTCCAACTGTTGCAACAAAAGTCTGTGCCATTGTTTTAACTGCTCTTACTCCCGCTTTCTTCAACCACTTTTTTGTATCTACTGATACATTAAATACATTGTTTTTAAACATCGTGTTCATATCCTTTCTTTCTTATTTCCAATTCGTCGACTTCCTTTTTCATCTTTAAAATCATTCCATTCCCACCCAACGCTCTGTATGCTTCAAACATTTCACAAAAATTTTGGTAGGCATACGATGGTATGATTCCCATAGCACAATACTTGTCATGGTATTCTATTATTTGAACCCTTAACAACAACATTGTTCCCCTTGTGTTTGCATCTCTCTTTTTGTTTGTTTGTTTTAATAACCAGACTATATAGCCAAGTATGATGGGCAATGCTATTGTGTATGTATCTAGCAATATTTCTTGCACATCTTCTTACCTCCTACGAATCCCATTTTCTACTGTTCGTCCTGTCTGTTCTTCTTCATTCTCTATCACTGGTGGTTCTTTTACACAGGTTAGGAACTCTGGCTCTCTTCCCTCCAGAATCGCTGTTGCCATCTCTAACCCATTATATAACCCCACCATGTAATCATCTGTTGATTTCTCCAAACTCTGTTTCTGTAAATCTCTGATGTCTTTTACTTGTTTTGTTTTACTTCTCAATGTGTTCATTCTCTCTATGTCCTCCTTCCCACGTTTCACATGAAACATTATCCTGCTTTGCTGTTTGTTTTAATTTCCTTCACATCTGCAACTGTATATGTGTCCAACGCATACCACAATGCAGAAAATGTATGTGGGTCAATGTTAAATTCATCATAAATTGCATTGCCCCTCGAATCCCTCTTATATGTAAGGTCTTTCAACTCTCGGATTGTGTTCTTACATCTAGGGGAACAAACTATCTTGTTAAATCGTTTCATCTTCTTTGTGTTCTGTAAACGACTTCCAATGTACTTTTTCGCTCCATACATGTTGTACCCTTGCTGTCTGTAAAACTGAATTGTTTTAGGTTCTGCTGAATCTGCACAGATTGGCTTCTCACACCTTCCTGCCCTCTCTGCTACTGCACGAACATCTTGTCTCTGTGAGAATCTATCATCTGTTATCTGATTCATGTACACTTCATCATAAATGTACAGCACTTTGTTTGCATCATCAACACAACAACTGATAAGCGCATTGTAACTCTCTTCAAAACCAAAGTCAAGTCCGAAGAAATGAAATTGTGCAGAAATACTGTTCACCTTCCGTTTGAACTCTCTGCTGTCCTTCGCAACAACAAAATTCGGAAGTACCCTTGTTCCATTCGCTCCAAACCTTCCCCACCTTGCAACAACCCACAGTTGCTTATCTGTTCTCTTCAATCCATCCAGACGGCGAATGTATGAAACAGGCAGGAACGGGTTATCATCTGGTAGGCTGTGATGATAATAAACACCATTCTTTTTGTTCACCAATGTTCTACGTCTGTAAAACTCTTCTGGACTTTGTATTGTTCTCTCTCTTCCTTTATCATCTGTATGCACAAAAAAGGTATTATATACCCAATTTTCCTTGCCGACAGGATTTGTTGTTAAGATAAAATGCAACGTCACTTTAGGCTCTCTGATACGCCCTAGCAACTCGGTATATGCTTCATAACGAATTTCGCTACACTCTTCCATCCAAACAATGCTGACACCATGAATGGACTTGATTTTCTCCGTATTATCCATTCCTCGGAATATGATTCTTGAACCATTCGGAAAACGGATTTCCAAAGGACTAGAAATCGCAACCACTTTGTCCCCCTTTGGTCTGTGACTGTTTCTTACCGCTTCATCTGATAACAACCCCATCTTTTCAAGGATTTCTTTAAACAATGCGAAACAAGATTCCTTAATCGTTTCTCGTACTTGTCTTACCACCAATGCTGTTCGTTTTTCTTCCAGAAGTTTTAGTATAATCTTCAATGCTACATGGTAACTCTTTCCGCTACCATACCCACCCAATAACAGGTATTGTTCATAATCCCAATCGGTTAGAAAAGAAGCAAATCTGTTTGACACTTCAATGTTCACATCCATGTTTGTTTGCTCCTTTGTTTTAATATGCACAAAACAGATAAGTGGCAAATGTACACAATCTGATGTACGCCGAACCTTATCTGTTTTGTTTATCCTATTATACCATATTCAATTATTGTTCGTCAAGGCTTAACTTAAAATTTCTTTCAGAAAATCAAGAAAACCTTCAACATCTTCTTTTCCTACTACATGAACCTCTGCCGCATGTCTCTTTCCTCTCTCATTCATTCCAGAAATATCAGCCATACGGTCTGTGAGACAAGCGAGTGCAATCTGTCCATGTTCAATCATTTCCGCTTCGCCCCTGCTTAACTTTAACTGTTCTTTTCTTTCACTCATAACACTGAACAATGTGTTGATTCCATTTGCAATACAACCATGTGCAATCTCGATTTCTTTCAGATGTTCTAACAACATCCTGTTTGTTACTTCCTTTGTCTCTTTCTCCGCTTTCTCGGAAACAACCTCAAATTCTTCTTCTTTCCACTTGAGGACATTGTTTAAATCATACGAACCAAAACCGATGTTATAATCATCGTTCCCGACCTCTCTGTACTTAATCTCATAATACGGTTTGTTCGCAATACCTCTTACGATAACCTCAATGTCGTCTACAACTAATTTGTTCCCTTTGTTCTCACTCATGTTTTTTTTTGTTCTCCTTTCTGAACTTACTCTGTTTACTCTTTTATATTAACACACCATTATCGGAATGTCAATCGCTTTTCCACAAGAAACTGTCTCCTTATCTCCTGTATCAATCCTTTTCCGATTGTCTGCCATTGGAAATATCTAAAATCATTAAGCAATTCATTCAAGGTAAACACCCTAGAATAATTGTAATTGTTTTCAAAGTGGAATGTCAAAACATATCTGTTCTCTGTTATCCCTTCTTCCACACGAACCCTCGCTCTGTATATTCTCAATTCTCTGCTTACTGTGTCTGTGATGTTCTGTATCTTCTGTCTGACTTCTTTTGGTTCAATTGTTTCAAGGTCTATCACCTTCACTGTATCACCTTCCTTTGTTCTTCAATCACATGCTCTGTCATTCTGTTTAATGACTCTCCGAAATCCTCCAACAACTCCATGTCAGCAAGTGCTTTCAGTACCCTGTACACTCTGCCATCACTTGTGTATAACTCACAAGGTCACGCTTCGCATACTTCAACTGTTGTTCCTCAAACCTCTTGTACTTCTGTTCCGCTTCTCTCTTCATGCTCTCCACTTTGTCAATTGCCAATAAATAATCTGCCATGTTCCTTCTCCTTCATTTCCTGTTCAGTGCTTAACCATTCCCACAAGAGCAAATCTCAAATGCAACAGCCAAGTCTTATTTGTTTTCCTTTATCTTGATTCCATCATAACACAATGTATTGTTTTTGTCAACACGCTTTATATGATTCCCTTCATCTTCCAGAAACTCCATGAAATCATCATCAATTAACTGTAACCCATGCCAATTGGTAAATGCGTCCAACAACTCTTCTGCACTAATGTTATTTGCTTTGATTGCATCTAACAATATATCATAGTTTCTCTGTGTATCATTCAATGTAATGTCCTCCTTCTATGTTTGTTTTCTTTCTATCGGATTGTACTCCAGCGGATGGCTATTGAACCAGCACCACCTGTCGTCCTCAACATCATGTTTCCTTTCCTTTGATGATTCTATTATATCACAACATATCACAAAGTCAATACGTTTTGTAAAACTTTTTCAAACAAAATAAAAAGGACAGAAACAATGTTCTGCCCCTTCCTCTTAGATTCCCTTAATGGGTATCTTGATAATCGGATTGTAGTCAATGTACTTTCTGTTCTTTCTTGACCTTCCTTTGTTTGATGTGTCCAATCTTACAATGTTACTGCCCCACTTCTTACGCAACAACTCAAACTGTTCCTTCTCCCTTTCCATGTTACGGTACATTGCACAACCGCCCTTTTGTTCTGACTGTCTACAGACATAATGGTATTTGTTTAACCTCAATGCCCCTCTATACAGGTTCATGTTCTGTAAGGTCATGTCATAATCTTCTTTCAACGGAAGTCTTTCATCATACCTTAATTCGTTCCCCTTTAAGAAACACTGGAACGGCCCACCTATATAGGATGTAGTGCTGAAGGGGGAATCCTGCCGATAGGACATTGTATTGCTGTTACAATTCAATCCCCAAAAGCGAAAACCCCAATCATAACATAGTAGAGAATATCTATATATAAAGTCCAGTAGTTCATCTGATTTTACTTTGACTTTTTCGTATGCGTATGTTCCATCCTCTGACATTTCAAAATGTTCGATTGCTCGTAAATCATCATCAATCAGCAGAACAATATCTGCACCATGTTCAAACTCTGTGTCAAGGATATAATTTCTTACTCTGCACAGATTTCCTTGTACACCCTTCTGACACTTCACAATGTTTTCTGTATGTTTCGGGTTGAAATCCAGATATGCTTCGTACTCTTCTGGTGCAACATAAACTTTACAGAAAGGAATATAACTTAATGTCTCCACCTTATACCGTTTATAAGACGGACAAGCAACAATGATTTCTTTTCCCTTATACTTCATTACCTTGCACCCTTTCTAACGCTTTCTGTCCGTCTAGCACCCTTCCTACTCCTGCTCGCATACCGAATGACTTCTTGTTCCCTTCCTTCTTTGTTGGGTACGCCTTTGCTTTCTCGATTCCAAACAATCCCATAGCATTGAGCCAATCAATCTTGTTATTGAACTTCAACACAATGTAATTGTTCTCTTCGTTCAATATCTCTGTGAATGGTACATCTGGTTCAACTTCTATTGTTTCATCTTCCAGTACATCAATACTAAATCCGAACACTTCCATGTCAATGTCTGATTTCAGAAGTTCGCTGATTTCTTCGCTAATCAATGTTTCATCATAACTGGATTCTGCTGTTTTGTTTTCAATCAATCGCCAAGCCTTGATTTGTTCCTCTGTCATATCATCTAAACAGATTGTAGGCACTTGTGTCAGTCCTGCTTTCTTTGCCGCAAGGATTCTTCCATGACCTTCAACAACATAATCATCTTTATCAATTGCTACTGCCCTGTGTTCAAAGAACCCGAATTGCTTAATACTGTTCATAATTCTTTCAACCTGTTCTTTCGGATGTTTCTTTGCGTTCTTCTTATATGGTTTTAACTCTCTGATATTTCTGTATGTTACCTTGATACCACTTGCTTTTGTTCCCATGTATTCTATGCCCCTTTCTATATTCTTTGTTCTGTCTTTGTTCTAAATGGTATGTTATGTTCTATTGTTCTTTGTATACTTGTTATATACTTGTCTTGTATGAACTCATAGAACTGTTCAAACACATCTGGTTTATATAGATGTGATACTCCTATTCTAACAATCTTTGTTCTGTCCTGTCAAGTTTATATAATTTCCTTTCTCTGACTTCCCTTTCGTTTCCTAATAGGTACTTGATTTGTTCTAACAGAAGTTCCACATCTGCAATCTCGTCTGCTATCATATATTCTGCATGGCACATATCTGTCTGGCATGTTCTATCTCCCTGTAAGATTCTCTGATATTTGCTTAACGCTTGTATGAGTTCTCCACATTCTTCTGTACACTGTAACAATCTGTTTTCAATCCCGAATTGTTCTGCCTGCTTTCTTGTATATTTATCTATCTGTATTTGTTTTAATTCTGCATCAGTTGCCATTTGCTTTCACCTCAAACAATGTTATGTTATTCAAATAACAATACTCCATAATGTCTTTATATTCTTTTGTTCTTTCATTCGGCAGATAGGTATAATATACGCTTTCGTCCCTTCTTCCCTTTACATGGTCAAACATCAATGTTCTGTAAATATTCACATCTTTGTTTTTCAACAATGCAATTCCACTACTGATAGAATACATCTTAGGATAGTTTATGGTTTCTTCATACTCATATACAACATATACGGTATGTGTCTGTGATAACCCTTTGATTGGCATATCATATCTGTCTGTAACAGAAATCATGCTAACTACCCTGCACCCTGCTTCAAACTCTGCTTCTAGTTCCTTTTCCAAGTCAACCACATCAAGGTCATATTGTTCCACTTTCTGTTTTATCATGTTCCTGTTCTCCTTCCATCAACCTTAACCATGCAATCACATTCTGCACTCGTTCATGTGTTAGTGCTTGTTCTTTTGTTATGTTATGCTTCTTTGCATACTTTCTTACATAACTGTCTATGTCCTTATGTAATTTACTTTTCATGTTCTCCCACCTTTTCTGCAAACATGGAAAACTGTTCGTCCTGCACTAACTTAATTCCTGCATATTCTTCTGTCAGTGCTACCATTTCGGACATCTTCACCACACCACTTGTAAATGCTTCATATAGACTCATACAATCATCTACAAACTTTGGTATGCGCTTCTTTGCTGACTTCTGCCAATAATCAGACACCAACACATTTGTTGGAATTACCAGCATCATTGTTAGTATTTGTTCTGCTAAAACATTTGTCTTATCCATAATCACCTGTTTTGCCTTTTTCTGTTCTTCCATTCTGATTCTTTGTTCTAACTGTTCCAACTCCCTTGCTGTTAAGGTATATGTTTTGTTTTCTTTCTTCTTCTCTCTTTGTTCCCTTCTGATTTCTGCTCTACTCATGTTCTAACTCCTTTTATACTTGAATTATATCATGTTCCAATATGTTTGTCAATATGTTCTTACAAAATAATTCATCTTGTTCTGTATGTTCTGTTATCCACTCCACAGCAGACAACCTTCTGTAACCTTCTATTTTCGATTTTAAGTCGCTTTCTTCTTCAAGGTGAATACTTCTAAGGGTTTGGTTATTATCTTCCAGAATATCCACAACAGACGCTTTCCTGCCGCTATCCTTCATAGATGTCATTGCCCCAATCTTCATCGTCCTCGCTGTCCTCCATCCAGTCTGTATTGTTCTCTGCACCCCATATGTCTTGTTCGTCCTGTTCATTCGGCTGATATGTTTCCCCTTTTGCAACAAGATTGATTGTGATATTGCTTGTGACCTTTCCTGTGTTTTCAAACATTTCTAGTTTGTCCATCATGTCTGTAATTTCTCTGATTGCAGAAACATCTCCTGTCAATCCCTTCTGGAACAATGCAACCATCAATAAAGAACGGTTCGTAAGTTCTTCATCTGTGAACCCAAAAGAACGCAACACCTGTTTCTTTTTATCGCTGTTTGTTTTCATCTCCAACAACTGACGCATACAATTCTGTAATGCCATGTTTTGTTCCTTCTTCTTCTTCCTTGCTTCAACTCCCATCATTGCTATCCGTTTTCGTTCTTCTGGTGTTCTCTCATTCAGTGGTATTAGATTCTCACTTGCTTCTTTTACCTCTCTTCCTTTCCTTCTTCCCATGTTCTGTTTTATCCTCCTTTTGTTTTATTATTTGTTCTCTAAATACACAACAAGACAAGGTTGCCCTTGTCTGTTACTGTCTCTATATAATGAATCACGTTGCCGCTTGAATCAATCACAATATTTAGTTTATGAATCAATATGTTTACAAGTTACATGATGTTTCTCGATTACATCAAACGGATATACTTACACACATTTTCTTGTACCACGACTAATATATGGCTACCACAGCGGCAACGTGATAATTTATTTTATTGGTAGGCATTTTCATTTAAGGCTACCACTTACTTGTGCCAATCCAAGCACAACTCCTTCTTTTGATTCTATTATAACAGAGTTTGTTTGGATTGTCAACACTTAACTGTGATAATTTGCTCTGAATATGGTAGAACGGCTGATGGTGTCCTTCTTCCTGTTTCCCTTTATCCTCTCATTTTCTTCTTGGAACTTTCTGTATTCCTCACATTCTGCATGGCATTTTACTGTCCTTCTTCCACATCCCTTGCATGGTGCATAACTCATATACTATAACCAACCTTTGCTTTTTAAATAGTCCTCTACATCACACAAATAAAGCATTGCTTCTTGTGTTTCTTCTTCCTTTATGCTAATGAACCCATTCTCGTCTCTGTCCGTAAATCTCTGTAATGGAATCGGAAACCCTCTCTCTGTTACATGATTCAGTTTGTACCCTACTTCCCGAATGTATTTTACACATACCACCAGAACACACGATACTAGCAACATCTTAGGAGTGCTTAAATCCGTCCTAGCAATCACAATCGGTATCAATATCTGTAACACTACCGCAACCTTGTCTAACTCTTCAATTAGTCCGTATTTAAAGGTTGCTAACAATTCCCCGAATGTTTGTAACAACACAATCAATATGCTGTTCCCTCTTCTTCCTCTATTCTTTGCTCTGCTCTTCCTCATTATAATATCTTTCCTTTCAATCCTTCTTTTATTAAATGTAATTTGTCTTTCAATCTCCTTCTGTATGGTGGCACTTTGCACACCTCACACATATATTTGTTTTGCTTCATGAAGAAACTTCCTGTGACTTCTTTACAGACATTGCAATTCCGTTCGCATATTTCTTCTTCATCCGCTGTAACATACAATGTCAATCTTACTGTTCTGTTCCAATCATCTGTTTCAATCTTCTCTGTTTTGTATGTAATGTGTTTTGAATTGTTCACTGCAATCACATTGGTAGACAACCACTTGCAACAATTCAAATACGCTTCTTTTGTTGTTTTCCCTTGAAAATCTTTCTCTAATACTTTCTCTGCTATTAACATTGTTCTACCCCTCCATGATTCTTTGTTTTGCTTCTACTGCACTTTTATCTGCCAGTTCATTCAAGGGGTCTCCTTTATGTCCTTTTACCTTAACCATTGTTATGTTCAAATTCTTCTCATATATGAGTTTGTACATCTTCTCCCAGATGTGTTTGTTCTTGATTGGTTTTCCTTCTTTCGTTACCCAACCATTGTTATGCCAGTTCTGTAACCACCCTTTTGTAATAGCGTTCACAACATAAGCACTGTCGCAATATACTGTGACCTGTTTTGTTTTGCTCTTCAAGGCTTTTACTAACGCCATATACACTGCTGTCAGTTCCATCTCATTGTTTGTCGTCTGTTTTTTATTTCCTGTTACCACATTTGTTTTTATTCCATTACTACATGGAACAACTTCTACATACGCCCAACCACCCTCGCCGGGGTTTCCACTGCAAGCACCATCTGTATAGAATGTTATTTGTTTCATTGTTCTGTTTTCTCCTTCTTCAAATCCGCATAAATCTTGATAATTGCCTTTGCAACAACTTCCCACAATGTTACGCCATTTACATCCCCTATCCACTCATAAGTATCTGTAACATGAATCACTCCCATGTGGTAAAACTTGAATTTCTTTTCTTCGCTGTATGTCCATATCTGTTGCAATTTATATGGGTATCGTTCACACAACCCATGCAACACCTGTTCTAATAACTCAATCGGTGCTATCTCTGTTCTTGTGTAATGGTTCTTTTCCAGAATTTTAGCACATGGTTTTACTTTCCAAAGGAACTTGTTTATTAACTCTCTGTTTCCTTCCTTCTTGCAATCTAACATGATGATGTCCTCTGTTTTCAATGTTCAATCCTCCAATCCATAAAGAAAGGCAGAGAAGCATTGTTCCTACCTCCCTGCCTTTGTTATCATTTCATTATTTTGTTATGTTATGTCGGATTAGATTTCCCAATCATCATCTTCGTCCTCTTCATTATCTGTTTCTGCTTCATCAGCCTTTTTCAGAAGTTTCACATAAGCATCTGCGGACTGTTTCGGCTTTGTTTTAATTCCTCTGTCGGAACACATCTTGAACAGTTCTTTTGCAGATTTTCCTGCATACGGGTCTGTTTCTTCCTCGTCTCCCCAATCATCCTCGTCCTCGTTTGCTGTTCCATCATTCGCTTTCAGAACTGCGATAAGGGATGCTTTATCACGCTTCTTGCACTGTGAGGAAATACCTCTGTCACAGCACAGTTTGTACAGTGCCTTTGATGTCATGTTCTCATAATCATCTTCGTCTGCTTCGTCCTCTTCCTCTGCATCTTTCTTTGACTTCGGTTTCTGTGTTGCCTTTGTTTCCTTCTTTTCTGACTTCTTCGGTGCTTCTTCCTTCTCTTCTACATCCTCTGTTTCTGTTTCCACATCATCAATGTCTTTCAGACCTGTTTCCACAACTCTTGCTGTTACCTTCGGGATTGCTTTCAGAAGGTCAAGAACATACTCGCTGTTTGCCATTGATACGGTTCTTGTGAACAGTGGGTATCTGCTACCTACCTCTGCGATTTCCTCTACGTTGTTACCCATGATTGCTTCTGCGGCTTCATACGCCATCCAATTTTTTGCCATTTTGTTTTTCTCCTTTTCTTTTTAATTTGATTCTTTGTTTCTCTTGTTTGTTCTTTCCTTCTTCTCTTGCTGTTCTTTGTTTGTTTATCACCAGAAGGATTTTTATTTCCCTTCCTTTGATACTCTTATCTTAATACATTTTGTTCTGTGTGTCAACACATTTTTGTAACTTTTTTCTTTTTATTTTTCCCCTTCGCAACATTCACAATCGCAAACGGTAATCAATCCTAACTTGATACAAGCATTGTCAACTGCTTCTTTTAACTGTAACAAGCCCTTTTCGTCCACAATGCCAAGCCCTCCTTTAAGGAACACTTTGATTTCTTTTCCATCCTCTTCTGTTACCAACTGTTCCGCAATGGAATACCCAAGAGGATTGTTGTCTCTGTCAAATGCTTCTGAAATCACAACATTGCGCTGTTCCTTGAACTTCTGTTTTGACAGTTCTTTGTAAGTTAATCTTCCCATTCTCCTGCACCCCCTTCTTCGCTATTGTCGGGGAGTTCAATGATTGCTTGGAATCGTAACTGGATATAATCTTCATCCACCAAAGCACAAATGTTGTCAAGATTCACATTGTCCACTAATGACTTGAATGGTATTGTTGCATTTCCATCCTTATCAAAATTGACAGAGCCTATGGTGAAGATGCCCAAACTCATTGGGTTGCTTGTTGCTGTTTTTGCATGAACCGTAATGTCATTGTTTAACCCCTGTAACAATTCAACACTTGTTAGGATTTCGTCATATCGGAGT